ATGGCCCACTATACCTTGGTATGGCAGCTCAATGGCAAGCTAAAGTTACTGAGCTTGATAGCTTAATCACTCCTTTAGAAACTAAATTAGAAACAGTTAGAGCAAACTCAGATCAAATTGAAGCTTTAAAATCACAGTTAAGTGCTGCTGTTGATGAAGTTTTATTAAAGAGTACAGAAGCTATCTACCAAACAAGAGATCTGAGTACTCGTATTTCAGGGAATATTGCACTCAACACACAAAGTTTCTTAGATCAGTCAAATAAATGGCGTCAAACTACTTCTGAACTTGAAGCAAGTAAACAGGATCTAGACGTTATTGCAATAGCTGTTCAAGGTTTTGTGAATAAACTAGCTATTGCTACAGGTGGTCTTCCTGATTCATCTGCTTTTCCACAAGCAGCTAGAGCAGGCTATGCAACTGGTGGTTGGGTTTCCGGTCCCGGTACTGGAACTTCAGACTCTATCCCTGCAATGCTATCGAATGGTGAATTCGTAGTTAATGCTAAAGCAACTAAGAAGTTCCTACCACTTTTGCAGAAGCTTAACAACGGTAAGATTGGTCACTTTGCTGATGGTACTCCTGGACCTATTTCAGGCGGGGTTCGTGTTACTAGTGCTCCACGAGTAACTGCTGTTGATCCTACTCTTTCTACTGTAGATAATCTCTATATTAATAGGGTTGACAATGCTCTCTATAAGTCTACCGTAGATCCTCTAAGTCCTTCTAGCGCGCTAGGAGTAAGCCAAGCTTTCACAGACGCTGTTAAGAATGGCGATATGATGGCACAGCTTCCTTATGACGCTATGCTTTCAGGTATTGGTTCTACAGTTGCTGCAGTACCTCTAGGTATTATGAAAGCTAATGGCTACATCAAAAACTTCGGAGAAGCAACTGAAGCTGCAGGCTCAGCCGCTGATAAAGCCTCTGATAAAGCAGGTAAAGGAGCTAAAAAGTACACTAACAAGTTTGAATCTGTTCTGAAACAGTTTGAAGACTTGAAGTCTTCTCTTGATCCTGAAGTATTAGGTTCTCTTAATGAGCAACAAGTACAGTCTGCTTTAGCTATTTCTCAACGCATTGATTCTCTTACAAAAGAAAGAAATTCGATGGTAGCAGGCTCAGAAGCAGCTAGAGCGGCTACAGAGGAAATTGCTAGGCTTAAAGATAAGTTCGATAGTATTGGTCAAGGCTCTGCTATGATGAGAGAAACTTTCCAACAGAACTTTACTGCTTTCCTTAAAGGGGAACAGTCTTTCTCAGACATGATTCATGGTGTTCTTGATACTCTTACTTCTGCTATTATCGACAAGTTTAGCCAAGCCTTTACAAAGAATCTCTTTAAATCTTTAGGACTAGATCAATTCTTCGATAATATTTTTAGTTCTATCTTTGATTCTCTAGCTAAATCAACTGGAGGAGGTAAAGGAGCTATTGGCTCTGCTATTGGTTCTGGTATTGGTAATTTTATTGCTAGTTTAGGTGGACTGGGAGGTAATTGGTTAGGAGGATGGGCTACAGGTGGCTATATCTCTGGTCCTGGAACAGGTACTAGTGACTCTATTCTTGCTAGATTGTCTAATGGCGAATATGTAATGAATGCAGCTACAACTAAACGTTGGCTACCTTTCTTAGAGACTATTAATGCTAATGACGGCAGACTACCTGCCTTCGCTAGTGGTGGGCTTGTAGGTCCAAGCAATCCTTCTGCTTTTACTTCAACAAATGGAAATAATAACGATAAGAACAAACAACAAGTGTTCAATATTAATGTTTCAGGTGATGTCTCCATGCAAACTCGTAAAGAAATTGCTCGTATGATTCCGGAGATCACCGCTGGGGTCAATATGACCAATCGCGAAAGAGGATCACGATAATGACAGTATATTATTTTGAGGGGAGTCCAATTGTGGCTCCTCTTACCATTGAGTCTAATGAACCAGTTTTTGCTGTAGACACAATCAACCTAAAACAACAGAGGGCATCGCAAGGTGCCCAACGTTGGGAACTAAGTTTTCAAGTACAAACACGAGATATTGAGGAAAACTACTTTGTAGATATCGTTTCTATGGCTAACCAAGCAAACACTATGGTAATGCCACAGCTACTTTCCGTTGACAAAAAGACTACACTACCAATTACAGGTGTTGCTGCTGCTGCAAACGCTGGTGCATCTTCTGTAAGTGTTAACTTTCCTTCTGATAACGGCTTTAGTTTTACAGAAGACTTTAGCAACGCTTACTGGACTAAGACAAGAGCAACGGTGACTCCCGATGCTACACTAGCTCCTACAGGCTATCAAGTTGCAGATGCTCTTATTGATGACTTAACTGCTTCTACAACCCACGTAGTTGGTCGCAGTGTTACTTTTGTTGCAGGTGTTAGTTATACTATCTCTATCTATGTAAAGCAACTCGCTAACCGTAATATCCGCTTAGATTTTCCAACAGCATTGTTTGGTGGTGTTTCTAGTGTGGGTGTATTCAACTCCGCTACAGGAGCAGTGCTTTCTGTTAGTGCAGGCACTACAGCTACTTCTGTTGATAGAGGAAACGGCTGGTATCAAGTATCAATTACTAAAACAGCAGTTACTTCAGGTTCAGGCACAGTAAACTTCTTTTTGACTAGTGGTACTGCTACTAGCTATTCTGGTGACGGAGTTTCAGGGGTTTATATCTGGGGCGCTCAGCTAGCTACAACCTCAGGTCTTCAACCTTACACCGTTTATTTCCTACCTAAAGGTTCTTTTATTAAGTTTAGTAATCATAGTAAAATTTACATGACAACAAATAACATTGAGACTCCCGGTGGTTCTGTTACTCTTCAGTTGTATCCAACACTGAGAGCTAACGTAACAGCAAACACTTCAGTTTTTCATCCGGGTTCTTCAACTAAGCCAACATTACAGTACTATCGGGATATTGACACTCTTCAAGGTATCATCTATGAAGACGGTGTCATCATGAATCCCGGTACAATCAAAATCATTGAGGCATTATAACATGAGACAATTAAGTGCGGCAGCTTTAGCTGCATTAAATCTAGATAATCCTACTTTCTTTATTCTGGCTAAAATCGAATTTAGTACAATTCTTAGAGCTACTAGCTTACCTTATGATGTAGTATTCAACGGTGCTACGTATCTTTCTTCTAACCCAATCTATTCTTTTGGTCCTCCTAGGGTTTCTAGCTCAGTAGACCGAGAAGTCTATGAACTTGCAATGCTAGACCATGATAACTCCTACCAAACTTTCGCTAGATCAGGTGTTACCGGTTCACTCTTAACAATCTATGCAGGTTTTCTTGACTCTTCTAAGCAACCACTACTAGGTACTAATGATGTTTTTGTAGCTTATCAAGGTTACGTAGACTCTTGCAAGGTAGCTAATGATGGATCTTCTAAGCTTTTCTTAATTAGGGCTTCCTCTCCTATGGGTAACTTAGATGCTTCAGGAGGGTATATTGCTTCTAAAGACGGTATGGATCAAGTAAATACTGCGGATACTTCTTTTGATGATATTTACTCAGGTGGTAGATCAGTTTCTTTAAAGTGGGGTAAATCATAATGGTATTCTTTACAGTAGCCGCATTTGCAATGCAAGCTATTACGCTAGGCCAAGCTATTCTTAGTATTGGTATGACAGTAGCTTCTATTGCTTACCAACAGTCTAGAGCTAATAAGCTCAAAGCTGAAATGGATAAACGTAAACAAGTAAATGTTGCGGTAGATGGCGAACCTTTTTATCTACCTATTGTTTATGGTAGAGCTATGGTCTCTGGTGGTAAGACAAAACACTTACTAAAAAGCTCTTATGTGCATGCAGCAATTGCTCCTCCTACTTCTCGAAATCAAACCTTTGCTTCAAATCTATCAGCAAATAAATCTGGATCTAAAAGTGAATATCTTTTTGTTCAACAAGCAGTTGCTTATGGTGGTTTAAATCGTGTAGTAGACATTGTTGTTGATGACAAAAGTTGGGATGATCCTACACTACAACACGGTCAAAGAATTCACTTTTACCCTAGTGGTGGTGTTGCTGACCCAATGGCTACAGCTAATGGGATTCCTTCAACTAACACTTTCACAAATACTGCTTATGCTAGTATGTGCTTTAGGTTAAACAGAGAAGAGTACAATTATAACGGTTCACCCAACGTTAGCTTCTTTGTTGAAGGTATGCAGATTTATGATATTACTCTCTCTGCAGGAGTATACTCGCTTTCAGTAGCGAAGCAATACTCTAATAATCCTGCTCTAGTTCTTTTAGATTATCTAACTAATCCTGTGTATGGTAAAGGGTTAAATGTATCGGTTCTAGACCTAGAATCTTTCTATAAAGCTAAACTAATTTGTGATCAAATTGTTAAAACAGCCACTCCTATTGACGGTAGAGTCAACGGTAGACGTCCTGACGTTGAAAATGAAAATGGAACAATTACTACACAACCGGCTGTTGCTCCTCGTGATCTAAAACTCTATGAATGTAACGTAGTTCTCGATTCTGAACGTTCTATCCGTGAAAACATCGAGTTAATTCTAGAGTCTATGTCAGAGGCAGATCTTGTTTGGTCAGGCGGTAAGTACAAACTAACACTAGAATACCCTAAGACAGAAGCAGAACAACTAGCTCTTGTAAAAGCAAACATCACCCAAGATGATATTATTAGAGGCAAGGTTGAGCTAGACTGGCCCGACTCTTCTACCCGTTATGCTCAGGTAACTGCTCGTTTTCGTAGTGAGTTTGAAAACTTCTCAGACGATACTGTGACTTGGCCTCCTAGCTTTAGTACAGCTTATAATACCTATCTTGCAGAAGACTCTAATATTCTTCTTAAAACAGAAGTGTATCTACCTTGTACTTCAGATCCTTATCATGCTCTAGCTAAAGCAGAACAGATGGTTCGGTTCTCTAGGAAGGCGATGGTAGCTAAATTTACCGTAGGTAAGAAGGGTCTACTACTAGAACCCGGTGATATTATCAGTGTGACGGACGCTTCTACTAACCTCAACAACGAAATCATGAAAATACAGTCGATTAAACTTTCTGCTGATTTGACTGCTGAGGTTGAAGCTGTTCAGTATTCTTATACTACTTTTGCATGGAATGTTGCAGATGATATCGCTTATTCTAACAAGCTAGACTACTTCTATGCAGTAACGGCTCCTACTAACGTTGTCTTTAGCTCTAATAACTCTGCAGGTGTTTTTGGTGTTAGCTCTGGTAAGCTAACTTGGACTTTTCCTAATGATATCTCTGTTGCTGAATTCGTTGTTCAAACCTCAACAGATGGTGGAGTTAACTGGACAACACTAGGTACAACTCTGGCTCAATCTTTTGACTTAGCTGCTTTAAACAGTGGTGTATACCAGTTTGCTGTTCGTTCAAAGACACCTGTTGGTAGGTTATCTGATCGTGTTTTAGCAACTAATGGTGTAGACGGTACAACTACTTTTACTATTCAAAGAGCAACAACTGACCAAGTAACTGTAATTTACGCTAATACAGCAGATATCGCTACTAACACTCAAAGCTACACTATGGGAACTAACCAATACGTAGCTTACTATGTTTACTCTGGTAATCTTCCAACACTACCTCTAAGATCTGGCTTAACCTTCTCTAAATTCGTTGGTGACCCCGGAGCTAACGGTTTAAGTACTTTCTTAGCAACAATTTACCGAAGAAGTGCGACAGCTTTAACAGTTCCTACAGGTGGTTCTTATAACTTCGGTACTAAGACATTAACTGCTCCAACAGGTTGGTTCAGCACCCCACAAGCAGGTTCAGACCCACTTTACGTCTCTACTGCTCTTGCTTCAGTTCAAGGAACTACAGGGACAGACAGTGCATTAACTTGGTCTACTCCTATAGTACTTGCTCAAGACGGTATTCAAGGCGTACCCGGTGCTAACAATGCTGTTGTTACTCTTTACAATAAGAATACTTCACCTTCAACTCCGCCTACAGCCTTTACAGGTACTGCTACCTATACTTTCAGTACAGGTGCCGTAATAGGGTTGACCTTCAACGGGTGGTCTACAACTCCACCAACTCTCTCTAGTGGAGAGTACATGTGGGCAAGACAAGCAGTAGCCTCTTCTGCTAACTCAACTG